AATTTAACTCTGGGTTGTAAATCAAAATGCTTTTTGATAGATCATAAAAAGCTCTGAATGATAAATATTTTAATTAAAAAAGAATATCACTTTTTATTCTTCTTTATTTTATATGTTTTTCTTCTCTTCTTAGGGAATAAATCAACCACTGTATTAGCACTTGAAAATCCTATCAGATTAGCAGCTCGATTTTTATTTGATGAGTTACTAATTAAGGTTTTAATTGGTCCATATATTTTTCCAAAATTATAATCAGGGTTAATTGATAACATCATCTTCTTTATTATACACAAAATTATTGCTAATCTACTTGTAACTTCATTTTTTTGATTAATAAATAAATATTCTTTCCACTCTTCCAACATCAAAGGTGATGTCTTAAGTTTAATATCTATTACCGTTGAATTATGTGCACAGTTATTCCTTATAAATTTTAAACTTTTAAGCCACGATTTCAATTGTTCAGGTGTGCAATTATAATAATCGGCTAAGACCTTTAAGTTTTTATTAGACATTAAATCTAATAATTCTACAACATCACCAAAAGTCAAAATTTCTACTAATAGCCAGATTGTTGGATACTTATTATTTTTTAAATTTTTCTTATCTTTAAGTTCAATCGATTCGGAGCGCTGCATTCTATTATAGATTTTGTGTTTAAGGTCCTTTTCTTTATCCTCCAAATAATATTTACAATATTTATCTCTATTACACCAATTAGCAAAATTTAAATAATAATATGCTCCTTTTTGACCTAAAATATATGCAAGTTTAGTCTTTATAGAAACTTCAATATCTTCTATACTATGTAACAATGAAATTCTTAAGTCTTTATCAGCATAAAAACGATTTAAGATGTCTTGGAAGGTTACATCAACGTATATCCGCTCTTTATTCTCAACTACTCTTGATAGTGGTAAAGAAAAAGACTTGAGTTTATAATAACCAATATCTCTGATATGCCGAATTGCTATATCTCTTTTTCCAATAATTACCCCTCTAGCTTCAAATAAATCAACTTGCTCTTCAAAACTAAGCGGTTTGGGTTCTTCCATAGTTTCTCCTCAATATAAAAAATACTCTCACCTCGGAACGTATCCGCCATAAAAGGAGTGAGAGTGTTGTCATTTACATATATAATAAACCATGTTTAATATTTTGTCAACAAAAAACCTCACTTTTTCGCACTTTTTTTTCGCGTTTTTCGCACTTTTCTATTTAAAAATAATACTTTTATTCATCATCATTATAAACCGCCATGGCGAATTTCGTCAAATGATATCAAAAATTTTTGATATCATTTGATTTATTTTTTTAGATTTTTTATAATGAAATCGTACAGTGATGTACATATTTCTTTTTACTTAATAAATCCTTAATTCTTATTTTAAAGTGAACTACAGGTTAAGTCCTGTAGTATTTTTTTCTTTAAACTTATAGCATCATTAAATAATTAATCAATCAAAAGTCCGCTTTCGAAAGAGAAATAGATTTTTTTTTTTTTTTTTTTTGTGAAAATTTCTTCTTGGAGGTAAAATATTTCATAAAATAAAAGAAGAACATAGAAAGGAGTTAAAGATTATGTTCAAAAGAAAAAGATTCATGGCACTCTGTGCCACAACCCTTGCTGGTATTTCAGCACTTGGAAGTTTTGCACCAATGGCGGCGTCTGCCGATGTCGCTAAGAACGGTGATACTGTCGTTACTTATGAAGGTGCGCCAAAACCTGCAGAGTGGGGATTATCTGTGCCCGCTACTGTTAAGCTTGATAAGGATGCTAAAACTCAATATAATGGTGCCCCAATAAAATTTGGAAATCTTCAGGTTGCTATCGTTGATGAAAATGGTACAAATTTTAAAGATTCAACTAAAGATCACAACTTTGAAATTGTACCTAAAGGAACTAATTTTAATGATTCAGGGCTATCAACAATAAAAAGTGCAGATGGTTCTATCGAAAGGGTATATTATTCTTTAGCTTTAAAACAGGGACAAGCAGCGCCTACAGATGATATGAACTATGCGAATTCTGGCCATTGGGCAAGAACAACAATTGAAACAAAGGCAGATGGTTCTAATGTTAATCCTACTGTAGATTATCAGATTGGAATTGGAGCAAACGGATTGGCATCTGTTTCCACTCAACTTACAGATACCATCTCATGGACAGCAACTGAAAAAACATCTTAATATTACACAACGCTTTCTTCTTTTCTTTTTAAAGTATCAAGAAAATTTACTTACTAGAACTCTATCTTCAGAGTTCTAGTTTTTTTATAATATCTTTTGACAAATAAAAAAGAAATATTTTATAATACCAATGTGCGATGTGAAGAGCTACTTTGCAAAGCTTTTCTTCTAACATATTTGTCTCTAACTTTTGGTTAGAATTTCAGAGTGGACAGCGGACTTTTTTCACCTATTTAAAGTCCGCTGTTTTTTGTTACAAAAAACTCCCGCAAATTGCGAGAGCGGTGAATTATGGATAGGGGGCTGAGCAACCCCCATTTTTTATTATAAAAAATTTTATTTTTTGCGTCAAAAGTTATCCTATTTTTTTTAATTAAACGGAAGATATTTAACAGGATACAATTCAGACCAAAGTTTAAACTGTGCTTCTGTTTTAATTTGATGTGGAAGTTCTTTCCCCATAATTTCTTTGTAAGTTCCTACATAGTGGTCATATGCAGCCTTGGCATTCTTACCTGTAAAAGCAAGCGTATTTTGTCCGTCAAACAACATTGTTCCTGTCCCACCTTTTACCGCAAATGAATAAAGCATCTCTGATTCCTCCTTTGACATTGGATAATTAATTTTATTTTGTTGGACTAAATGATTTTTAAGTCGATAAACATAGAAATAAGGGCAACCACACATTGTCCAGCGTTGGTCATGATTAGAGATAATGACACCACCATCAGGACCATTACCTCCCCCTGACCAACCAGTACACTCAATCCAATTTTGTGCATCAAGTGCGATTCCTGTATGACCAAAACTTCCTGCCGAAGCGCCTTTTTTGCCCCAAATAATGACATCATATTCTTGCATCTGCCATTCTTGGTTTTCTGCAATTAATTCAAAGCCATTACTTAACAGCCAGCTATGCAAAGTTTCTGTGCTAGGAATATAGCCAAGCGAAGGAAGCCCTGCCAGTCTCAAAGCATAATAAACCGCCCCAGAACAATCACACGTTCCATCTGAAAAATTTCGGCTATAATTCATAGAATAAGTGGCATGGCCGATTTGAGCTTTTAAGGCTGAGATTCCATTTTCTAAATTAAATGTCATCCTTCGTCCTCTTCTTTTTTATTATAACTTGCGGAACTAATATGCATGGTAGAACCTAAGAATACTGCTACTGCATTCAAGGTTGCTACAATTGCATCTGTATTTCCCCAACCATAAATATGACCGAGGGCTGCGATAAAAACACTAGTCGCAGGTAATACTGTTACAACAATCCATTTTATAGCATCATAAGTTTTATTACTAAATTTCATTTTCAATTTTTTCCTTTCGTTGTTAGAGTAGTCAATAGACTACCAATTAATGTGACAATGGCGACATAACAACCGTTATGTTCCATAAAAGCATTGGCTTTTTCGCCAAGCAATTGAGAAGTAAAATCTAATGCTAAAAAAGCCATTAGTGCCAATAAAGCAGTTTTTGCCAAAAGCGCTGCTGGAGTTCGTCGCTCCAAGAAAAGTTGAAAAGCTGACTTATCCATGGCATTCAGTCGCTCTTCCAGCACTTTGAGTTTGATTTTCGCTTCAGAGTCATTTTCACGATGTTCTTGTAAAAAGTCATAGATTTGACTAAGCAACTGAGTGTTTTTTTGTTGGTCTTCGATCAAAGCATCAATTCGACCTAGTGCTTTCGAGAACTCTTCTCGTGTCGCATATTTTTGTCCGACAACGTGAAGCACTTCTGTGCTCAGTTCTTCCTTCAAGACATAACGAACATCTAACTGCCGCATCAATTCATTGAGTTCTTGTTCGTTCACTTCAAACCTCCTTTCTATCCTGTTCTTCGCCACATATATAAAGCCATATAGGGAGGCATATTATTGTGCGCCTTCCCTCCACCTGCAGAACCCGTGTAAGTCGGTTTTCCACTATTATTAATAATGACACGATCTTTAAATGCTGCAGCTTGGGTTAACCCATAACCCTTAGCTTCTGAACTCGCATTTTTAATCCCAACACTTTCTTGAACGCCGTGTTTAGGCATTTCATCAGTGGTTAACGTATGATTTTTCTCACCGCCTGTTTTACCTGCACTTGAAATAGAAGTGTCAGCTTCATCTACACCAACAATGAAGCGCCCTTTTATTCTCGTCCAAACCCCTATGCCAAATAAATCAGCTGGATTCTTATTCTCATAAGAAGTATAAACAGAACCAATCGGCCAAATCATATCTAAGATGTCATTTCCATTAATAAGCAGCGTGGGTTTAACCATATAGCCACTTGTTAAGGCAATCGAATTGCTTCCATCACTAATAAATAATCCACCTTCCACATCTAGTGAAATCAATTTTTCACCTCGAGAAATTCCTGTCTCTAGGTCTGACATATTGGCGTCTATTTTGTACCCTTTATCATTAAGAACAGATGTTCCTTGATAATGAATCGGTTTACCCGTTGTTGTGGCGAAATCAATCTTATTTGTAACACTGCCAGTTTCTAAATCTCCCATTTTTCCTGTGAGACTTTCCAAAGATTCTGCTTGGATATTATGTGCAGTAATAATATTAAGTTCCCAATTTTTGCCATTCCAGTAATACTCCGTGTTAGGTTGAATATTTGTTCCATCGGAGGCATCAATGGCAGTCAATCCAGAGTATTTCCAAGTGAGTCCTTTAAATTTTGTGGTTGGCTCTGTGTCAGAAACAATTTTGCCTGGCTTTCCATCGGCACCCGTTTTTCCTGAGTCGCCATAAACGGCTTTTTTCTCTACTGTGTCTTGGGTAAAAGGCGCTTGATTAAAGGTTAAGCGAGTCATTGACCAGAGGTATTTATAAGTCGCCGTCATTTTTGGTTCGACAATTTGCCAGCGCTTATCTTCCCATGGCTCAGTAGGTTTAGTATCTGTGAGAGTAACTTGATATTTTTGCTCAATACTAACTACTGAACGACCATCTTTACCTGCTTTTCCATCGGTTCCATCTTTAACATTCGTAAGCGTTACTGAGGCACTCCCTATCACTTTGCCATTAAGTATGGCTTGATAAGCGTAAACTACTTTATCTGAAAAGCCACTCGCTTCAACTGTAATTTCTTGCGCATTAGCGACACTCTCTCCATCTTTTGTCCATTCATAAGTATCCGCGATGGTTTCAGTTGAAACTGAACCTTGATAGACATGCGCACTTAAAGTCGTCAAACCTTTTCCATTTTTAAATTGAACCCCATGAGTCGTTTCAATCTCGGCACAATAAGGCGCATTTTCTTTAGCAATTTCTTCAACTTTACTCATTAAATCAGCTGATATTTCACTTTTTAATTTCACAAAATTTGAGAAAGTGATTTTATTATTCAACGGATTAGTAAAGCTGATTTCTTGTTCTGTGACTCGTGCGGAAAGGATTAAGCCGCCATCAGATTTATCGAAATTCTCATCTTGAATCGTTACAGTATCTCCAATCTCTAGTGGTCGCCCATTACCCAATTCTTCTGTAACCACTGAACTTAAAGCAGAAACTTCATAAGTCATTCGTGGATAAGCATACAATTTAAATTGACTGACCGCATAATCCCACAAATTGTTCGCGGAAGTAGCTTCAATACTTAAATCTTTTCTAATCCATTGATCTGCTTTATTCGATTTCAACTGAGCAGGAAAAGTATCCTTTGAAATCAAAGCATAAGCCGTATTTTCTCCTGCATTCTTATAGAATTCAAGTTGTCCCTCTTCGTTATAATATTTTCCTTCTACTGACAACCAGTTATACTTATTTTTAGAATCGGTCACCGTTGTGGCATTAAAAATGCCTGTTTTATCCATCGTTCGAGTAATACCCGTTACATTTTTGCCATAGTATAAAGTAATATCTTTACGAAGTTGCCCGATACCATCCTTTTGATAAAGGTCAAGTGTAATACTCTGAAGTGTTCCATCATTTTTCAAATGTGTTCTAAATTGAAATTCCGCATTAAAACTTTTACAGATAGAGCGAATACGTTCTAATTTAGTTTCAGTATTATCAAAAGTCAAAATTGGATTGCTTTTATCTTCATCTACTTCTGAGAATGGATTATTCCCAATTTCTAAAACATTATCTGTAATCTTGGCGGCATTTTTCAAATACCAGACAATACTGTGACGCTTTGTATTTTTAAAAGCATTTAGTGTTTCATAGACTAAACCGAGATTCAAATCAATACAACTTACCACAACATTATTTTTGTCGTCTTCTTTTATCCCAATAACATTAAAGAGATAATCTTCATGTTGATAATAAAAACTAATATAACTTGAAGATTGGATTAAAGCATAATCAGGATTATTTTTTAATACTGTAAACTCAAAGGTTGAACTTCCTTCTGCTAAATATCGATGCCAATTATCATTAAAATAATGTAAGGCGTTAGGAAGTTCATTATTAACTACTCCTACACACTTCAAAGTTTTATCATGAATATTTAATTCCATTTATATAAACCTCTCTTCCCATGTCAATTCAATAACTGGAGGGAGTGCACCTTCTCCAAAAATACAGCGAATTGTACTTTTTCCAACTGGGACTGAAAAAAATGTTGAGCCATTTAGTTTTTCGTCATTAGCTGGCGTTGTTCCATCTCCCCTATAGATTTTTCCTGCCTTCATGTTTGTCACTACTTTTTCTCCTTTACCAAAATGATGCAAATCGGCAGGAATATACTTCGTCACATCCGTAGTACTATCAATGGTTTTATTCACATCATTTTTTTGAAAGTTAAAGCTTCTGACAGATAAATTCGTAATGAAATGATTGCCTAAATTTCGATTTTTAAGTTGCCCCTCATAAATATAAACTTTCATACACTTCGTATAAGCGAGTTCTGGAATCGTAATTGGATAATTTCCGCCTCGGTTTCCAAAAGTAAAATTAAAAACTGGGCCTTTCTTTTGAATCGTAAAATACCCCGTTGCAGAATTAAAATAAAGATTTGGATTAGGAACCCTTCCGTCCCCATGTCCTCCATTATTTAATTCTTGCTTTTTTGGACCAAAAGTTCTAAAAGTTCGAGGGTGGTTCCCACCGATATAAAGTTGCGTTTGAAAAGTATTTCCTACTTTATCGTCTTTATATATCCCCATTCCACACATTAATTTTCTATTTCCGTCCACAAACAAAACTTGTAGGATTCCAGTTTGGCCCATTTTAGTCGCTTGAGCCCAAATATTAAAAGTTGATGTAAAATTGGCAGAACCCACATCTCCAACTTTATCTGCTGGAAGCGTCCATTGTTGCATAGCACCCATTGCCAGATAGACAGTATCTTTAGAAGGAGCTGGTCCGCCATCTTGAAACCTTAATCCATCCTTTTTCCAAACCAAATTTCCTGCTGTTAAGAGTTGCCCATTTTGTGGATTTGGAACATCATTGGCGGTCATAAAATGGCCGTTAAAATTATCTTTCTGACTAATTTTTGATGGATTAAGTAACCATTGCGATTCCACTTTTTTTGTTTCCGTTGTTTTGGTATCAATCAAGGTTTGTTCTTGACTTCCAAGAGATAAAACACCATTTTCTCCACCGATGGTAATCGAAGCATTATCGGATTGATGCGTAAATTTAAACGTAGGAAAAGCGGGCAAAGTGCCTTGATTATTAATTAAAATGTCAATCGACTGGTCATCATTGACTGTAATTGTTCCATTTTCCCCACCTGAATTATCGACATTCAGTCTTTGGCTGTAAGTTGATACTGCATAACCTGACGGAACTAAAAAAGTTAATACACCCGTTGGATTTTCTGGTTCTCCTGTTAAATCTTGTTCCCCTTCTGGAATGGCATACCAAACTTTGTTCGGTTCATCTCCAAATATCAAGGGTGATGGTTCTGACTTATTGATCAATTCCGCTAACCGTTCTCGCACTTGAGCAATTTTATTAACCGTTCCACGAATAAAAAATTTAAAACTAATCGTTTTAGAATTGCGTGAGTTATATAAAAAGTCTGCGCCATTAATCAATTCTTGAGTTGTATTACTCCAACCTGAACCAATAGAACGATTAATTTCTGTCACTCCATCTAAGTACCGAGCCAAGTCAACACCGTCATATAGAATTGATATTTTACTCAAGGACGTTTACCTCCTAACATACTTTCTATTAAATTCCTTTGGGTTTGTTGGGCTGTTATCTTAGCCTCCAAAGCTTTTGCGGCCGCTTCTGTATCAAAAACACTCACGGCAGGACGTTTCGCTAAGTTCTTCAATGCATAAAGTAAGTCATCATTATCATTCATTGCAGACAATATTTTTAGAATTTCTTTTAATAAACTTGTATTATCAACTGCGGAGGTATTAATTACCCACTGATGTTGAATCGCTCTCATATCGCTAAATATTTTGGCATCTGCTGGAATTCCAGCCGTCCCATTCTCATATTTAGGGATAAGTTGAGCAGTTTTACTAGCTTTCAATATTTTTGTTCCTCGTGGCAAAGGCAAAGTGACATTGCGCCCCTCAGGAATAAAGCTATTACCATTCGGCAAAGTAATCAATTCCTTATAGGTTGGTCCTTTTTGGTCATTGACCATCGCAAGTCCTCCAGGATGATAAGGTGTACCTTGTGCATTTTGTACGGGACCTAAAATATGAGGTTGTATATTAATAGTTTTTATGGCAGGAAGATTCAAAAAACCATTCAACGTCGTTCGAGCACTTGAATCATCCGCATCTAATTCAGCCGTCTTCCCATTAAAACCTTTTTGAATTGCATTATTTGCAGCACTAACTGTAGGGCCAACATTATTATTCGCAAATAATCCTCTATATACATCTTGCAAACCATTCATTGTTCTTTGAGCAGAATTTTTACCTGTCCCTGTATTGTCCGTAGCTATCAACGGAACATCTTTCCCTTTCAGAGAATCTACCGTTTTTTGAGCTTGAAAGGTTGGGACAATCGTACCATTAAGTGCCCCCAAAGTAACACGTTTATCATGAAGGCTATCAATTACGCGTTGAGCCTCTTCTTTGGGCTGAACGGTTAAATTTTTAGCTTTCAGTTCTTTTTCTTTGGGAGTCAATTGATTCCAAGCTTCTAAAATCTTAGCTGCCGCCTCTTTTTTAGTAACAAAATCCGAATTATTCCCTAACATATTTTTAATGTTGACAGGAAGTGAGTTCCAAATTGCTAAATTTTCTTTACTATTTACAATAACCGCTAAGCCTTCCTTATTGTTAACAATAAGGTTCTTTTGCTCAGGGGTTAAAGCATTCCACATTCCGTTGGCTTGCGCAGCTTCCGCAATTGTAATCATAGCGTTAGTACTTAAATTGGCGTGCTTTTCAATCCATTGGATGTTTTGCCAACCGCCTTCGGCACTTAAAGCTTTGGCGACTACTTCTGTCGCGTTAGTTGAAACCTCGCCCTTTTTAGGATCGTAGATAATCGCATTCCACTCATCCGCAGCTTTCTTACCATCCGCTGTCATGTTAGCTGTATACTCTGAAATCAATCCACTAGAATCTTTTGAAGCTTTTACTTGCTCTTGCATTTTTTGAGTGATTTCATCATAGTTCATGCCATTCTCTTTGAAATACTGAGCTGTTTTTTCATGCCAAGCTTCCGCAGCTGCACCATCTGTTTGATAAAAATTAAGACTTTGTTGCATGACTTTAGCTAAGCCATTACCTAACGTTTCTAGAACCCCTCGATGTTGGTCATTCAACAAAGCAAGTTTCGCATTGTATTCAGCTTCCTCAATCATCCCTTGATTAAAGAGTTGCTTTAAATCTTCCTTAGTTTTTCGATAACTTTCGTTTTCCGAACGAACAGCTTCTTCTAAATCCGATTGATATTTTTTTAACTGTGCCTTCGATACAGTATTAAGATTTTCATTAAGAGCAATTTGAATAGCTTTCTTTTTTTCTCCACTCACTGAAAGGGCATTAATTTCAGCGCTTATCATTTCTTGTTCATTGTTTTTAACAATTTCTCTCTCTTCTGCGCTCAACTCTCGATGTTGATTAGCCGCATTTGTATAAATTTGAATCACTTGGTCAGACATTGTCTGAACATTTGCTTTTTGTTGATCCATTTTTGCTTTCCAATCGTTGATTTCTTTGTCAGAAATCCCCAAAGCTTTTGCCTTTTTAATCAATGTATCAGTCGCATTTTCAATATCAGTTGTTGTAACTCCAGCCAAATCTTTAAAAGCTTGTGTGACATTTTTGGCTGCATTTGTTCCTGAACTCTCAAAAGTTGAAAAAGCTGCATTAAAGTTTTCTAGTTTCTCTTGAAAATTAGTCAGTTGTTCATTATTTGAAGTTCCTACTACAGTTCCCCAATCATGGATTTGTTGCAATTCACCTCTGGCTTTTTCCGTCGCTTTTTGAGCAATAACAATTGCCCCTGCCAAACCTGCAACTCCTAAAGCTCCTACTGCCGCCGGACCGATTCCAGCTAAAATTGGAGATATTCCAGTCAAACTGCTACTTAATCCTCCAGCACCACCAATCGCAGCTGTTGCGCCAGTAGCTTCAGTGGTGATTCCTCTAAGCGCAAACTTAGCCGCTCCTTTTTCACCAAGTGCTCCCAAACCTTTACTTACACCCGAAATAATTTTGGTAAAACCACTCAAGGCTTTTGAGGTTGGTGCAATTGCTGCAGCGCCTAGCGCCATTTTGATAATAAATTGTTGCGTTTTAGGATCAAGTTTCGCAAATGCTCCAGCTAAGTTATCTACTTCTTTTACAATTGGAACGATTGATGGCAATAATTTTTGACCAAGGTCAATGCTCAACACTTCCAAACTTGCTTTCGCTTTATTAAAGGCATTTTTATCAGAGTTATTCATTTGATCCGCAAGTTTTTTAGTATAGCCTGTCGCATTTTGAGTTTCTTTTGTCAAATTACGCAAAGCATCCCCACCTTGCTCAATCAAAATATTCATTCCTGTTTGAGCTTGTGTTCCAAAGGCTTTTGCAATTAATGAACTCTTCTCTGCATCTGTCATCCCTTCAGTATGTTTTTTGATGGTGTCAAGCATATCAGGAAATCCAATGTTTCCCTTTTTCCACTCATCAAGATTAATTCCAAGTTGATTAAATGCAGCCGCAGATTCTTTTGTTGGTTTGAGCAATCGAGTCAAAGCCCCACGTAGAGAAGTCCCAGCTTTATCACCTTCGATACCATTATTAGAAAGCAAACCAATCGCGGCTGATGTTTCTTCTAAACTCATATTTAAAGAATGCGCAACTGGACCGACATATTCCATCGCCGTTCCCATATCTGAAAATCCTGCAGAGGTTTTATTAGCGACAAAAGTCAAACTATCTGTAACACGTTGGGTATTTTTCATCATAGAAGCAGTGTCATTTGTCTTAAGTCCAAATTGCTCTAAAATAGCCGTTGATGATGACATTACCGTTCCAAAATCATCTCCAGAAGCTCGAGCTGCATCAAGTACTGAAGGCATTGCACCAACTGTTTGATTAAAGTCATAACCCCGCTTAATCATCTCTTCCATTCCTTCATTGATAGAAGAGGTATCTATCCCATATTGTTTGGCCCAACCTTTAGACTTACTCGCTAGAGTATCCATTTGTTTTGAAAGGGCAGCAGCAGGTGTCCCATCAGAAAGCAAAGCACGAATTTCAGTCATTTGGTCATTAAAGTTTGTCGCAGCTTGCACTCCTTTGGCAAAAGCTGCCGTGATTCCAATTGTCATCGGTGCTGTTTTATTGGCTAAAGCATCCATTCCACTACTTACTTTTTCAAAACCTTCGGAAAGTTTAGGAAGTACTGAACTTTGCTTATACTGCTCAGTTACGGCCTGCTTCAATTGTCCTTGATAGTTAACCAATTGCGCATTTGCTTTCGAAATTTGAGCCGCATACTTTTGCGTATTTTGAGAAGCCTTACCATTATTAAATGATTTATCATACAACGTATTTAATTTTCGAAGTTCTCGTTCTTGCGTTTGAATCATTTTAGTCAGCACTTCAGTAGGTTTAGCGACACCATCAATGCCATGTCCAAAATTTGCCACTACCTCTCGAGAAGTGCGTAAATCATTTTTTAAAGCTATTAATTGTTTTCTGGCTCCAGTAACTCCTTTGGCAAAGTTAGTATCATCTAAGCCCATTTCAATAATTAATCGACCTAAAGGTGCTCCCGTCATTACTTCCCTCCCTTGAATTTTTTGTTAATTCTAGAATAAACAAAAAACGCAACCAAAAAGTCGCGTTTTTTAAATTTGGTTCATAAATTCTCCTAATGTCATCACTTCTTCTTTCTCGGAAGAAACTTCAGAATTTTCCTCAGAAGACGAAGTCACAATCTCAAGAGTAGTTTCAAAATCATTTGCTAAAATATCTGAAACACTAAACCCAGTATTAACCACTAACTGTCGAACGAAGCTTAAGAAACTAACCTTTGCTTCCTTGGCAGTTATTGTTCTTTTTTTTCAGTACTTTCCTCTCTTCCAAGAACAATTCCTGTTAAGCGAGAAAAAGTTTTTTCAATTTCCCAAGGATCCAACCCTTTAAGCACCTGTTCAGCTGTCAAATGACTATCTGGAAAAAGGCTTGCCATATATTCTAGTCTTAAAGTAATGATTTGCATCGCAGATAACTTTTCATCTTCAAGCTTTTCCTGCATATTCCAATAATCCAAATACTTTTGACCTGAAATATGATTCTGCTTATAAGTAACATCTCCACCTTTTTCATGCAGAGTAATTTCTAATTTTGCCATGTCTTAACTCCTATTTACTAGATTTATTTGCCCCAGAATTTGGAGCAGTTACAGCCATATTTAAAGCTGTACGCACCGCCTCTTGCGCTTTAGTATCTGTTCCAACATATTTTTTGAAAAAGTCACCATTATCAGCCGAACCTACAGAATAACTTACTGTATCTGCTTTAATTTCTTCAGCTTTCCCTTGTGCTGTTGAAAGTTCTACCCCATCAAAAGAGAAAACTCCTGTCATGAATCCAAGCATATATTTATTACCACGAACATCACTATCTTCTATCAGAATAGAACAATCTGGCGCTTGTGTTTCACTTCCTGCTGTGATGACTTTATTTTCATCAATGTCATAACCTAAAATGACTGCTAAAACATTATCAGGAATATCAATAATATCAAGTTCAACTTTTCCATCACCTACGCCTTTACCAGAAATATGATAAACCTTATTTGACCCCCATGTTTTTACTGGATCAACAGCCAAGCCAGAAATTTTAGCGCTTGAAGTTGCCCCTTCATCTTTTTTACCTTCAATCACAAACAAATTTGTTCCAAGTGTTGGTGCTTTATCATCCAACACACGAATTGTTAATTTTTCAAAACCTACTGCTGCTGTACCCATACATTATCCTTTCTTTTATCAATAATCTTCATAGATTCGACTATTTCCTTCGTAATAGCGGGAATCCACGTATCTATTTGTTTCTACAAAATACTCATCTAAGCCGCCTGACATTTGATAAAATCCTTGCCTCTGCAAAATGAGTTCAATTTTTCTTTGAAGGGCTTTGCTTTCCATTCGATTTATTGATTCAACGCTGATTTGAAAAACAAAGTGTTTCATCAACGACCGATTACTACCAAAGCCCTCAGATTCTGGCGGTCCCAAAGGCGAAATGGTGATACTCGAAGCTTCCTTTGGAAGTTCATCCCATCTTTGATAACTTTTTAAACCGCCATTTTCTTTTATTGCTTTTATTTCGGAAGCTTCACATAAACTTTGCATCAATTCATGAAGCATATCTTTCATTCTACAATTGCTCCTTGTAGACTCTCACGTATTTTATCGGCATAATATTGACTTTTCTCATCCACAAATTTAGTCAAAACACCATGCCCTGCACCTGGACGATACTTACCATACTGCGTATAACCATATTCATTTAAGTGAATCAATGGCCAATGTTCACCATTATTACCAATTTTAATGACTGGATAGCCAGAAGTTCGGGAAATTTTTCCGTGAGTAACTCCTTCCGCTGAGATTCCTGTATCACTATAAGCGGCTTTAAGACGTTTTTTGATTTCTTCTACTTCTTCATCAGCTTCTTTCGATAAGGCTGCACTAACGATTCGATCCATTCTGGCTTTAGAAAAACGATCACTTAAAGTATTTAAAACATCATCTAAGCCCGTCGAAACTAAATCTGCTGGCATACTTTCTCCTCATTCATTAAGATTTGTCCCTCCTAGAATAATTTTTAAGAACATTCGATCATGAAAATCGGGTTGAATATCAATGATTCCCCAGATTTGACCTGCATATCTTGGGTCATCAATGATGACTTTATCATCATTTTTAGGTTGATAAGTCGTCAAAGGGTCACGAATTTTAATCGTTGCCCCATTCTTTACATTTTGATTCCCCAAAATATTTAAATCTTTGTTACTCGGACTATAAACATCCGCATAAGTTTTGAACTGTTCGACCAGTTCTCCACCTCTACCATCAAAGCTTGTATCAAGTTCCACTCGCTTAAAAGTAACCAACGTTCGCATTGTTCCATTATTTGTTCGATTAGAAGATTGGAGGGCTTTCTGTGACTTTATCATCGCTTTCCTCACTTTCTTCAGATTGATGAACTAGAAAAACATCACGAATGTTTTGTTTATAGTTTTCTCTAAACTCATCTAAGGCATCATTGTAAGTATAACGAGAGCGTTCAAAAATTAGCTCTTCAACTTCAGGATCGTTGGCGTCCTCAACTCCCACCAACCGAAGAATCGAAGTATAGGATGCCACCAACATTTTTATTAAATTGGCAAGTTCATTAGAATCTGTCGTGCTTATCCGCATTCTTTGCTTGAAAGCCTCCAAATTTTCTTCTGCCCATTTTTTGGCTTTATCCATCTTTACCACTCCGCTCTTTATTTTTTATCTGCTTTACTTGCGACTGTTGCATTTAGTTTTACCACTAAAGCTGTGTTATTATCATAAGCTTTACCATAGTAGAAAGATTTCACGGTATACAATTGAAGGTCTTCAATCGCAAGCGTTTGGTCGAATTCTTGCATTTTTGTTCCTCCAATATAAGCCCAATAACGATTAGCCGTAAAGATTACCGCTTGACCTGCTGGAACTGCAATAGATTGAACAATTTCTACACCAAATGGAAGAACCGCAACCCATTGCCCATTTTGGGTTAAATACATGAATTTAGCCAAAGTATCATAGTAATCATCTGGATTAACAAGAAGTTTAACTTGTCCAGAGATGTTAACGGTCACCCCTTTTTCATTTTTAGACAGTTTTTGCATCAATGGCGCCATTTTCTTGGCTGCATTTTCTGGGGTTAAGTCTGTTAAATCCCCTTCTTGAGCTTTATCTGGATAAGTTGTTTTATCATTTGAAACTGCCCCTTTAGAAAGGTCTTTCATCAATCCAATCGGCTTTTTATCACCATCACCACAAACCAACGCTGTTTCAAGCGCAACTGCCATGGCTTCTGACATTTGAATAATGATAAATGATTTCAACCAATCATAACCATTTTCCAAAGCATCTTTTGGAATAGCCACAAATGTAGTTAATTTATTTTGTGAAAAATCTACCTCATGGAAAGCTTGATTAAGTTGACCTTTAATGTCGCCAAAGATATCGCCCCAAACTGCTGTTCCACCAGAATAAATAGAATCAGAAATAATGGCTTTCATTTTCAAGCCCGCATTTTGGAATTTAATAATATTCAAAAGTGGGTGTGCTTCTTGGAGTTCTTGAAAAACTTGATTCATAATTTCTAATGGCAAAGCAACTTCTGGATTTCCTACGCCAGATGTGATGGCATTAAAGAATTTTGTTTCATTCTCAGACAAGCCATTCGTTGGACGTGAAGCCAACAATTCATTAATCTTTTCAGAAGTAGAAGCTGACATATTTTCCATGATTTCTGTTCCCAAAACATCCATCATATGACTAAAGGCTTGCGCTTGTTGAGTTTCATCTGCACCTTCTTTTACTGCATTTGTGTATTTTTCGACAGCGGCTGTGTAATTAGGTAATTTTGTATAATCCATTTAATTAATTCCTCCAAACATCGGTTTAAATTTTTGATTTTTAAAAGGCTTATCTGCCAAGTTGTTAACTTGAATTTCTGCTTTTACTGCGGCAATTTTTTCATCAATCATCGCTGTAAGTTGTTTCATTTGCTCATCATCAAAATGAACATCAATTGTCCCTGAACTTTTCTTTTCACCTTTCAATAAATTTTTGAATTGATTTATCTTTTCAGGAGAAAGAACAGGTGATAGGCTAGCCACCATTTTTACGGAATGATTATCTTCAAAAAGAATTTCATCCACAATTCCTGCCTCAACGGCTTCTTTTGCATTGAACCAAGTCTCATCATCCATCATTTTTTGAGCTTTCTCAGTAGAAACCTTCATCTTTTTCGCATAAAGCTCAGCCACATTTCCACTAGAGCCAAGTAAAAATTTAGAAGCATCAGTCATATCTCGATAATCTCCACGTTGAATAGTAGAAACATTATGAATCATAACTTGTCCGATGGGAGAAATTCCTGTTTTATCTGCGGCTAAAAGCGGAAATGTCGCAGCACTCGCACAAATTCCTGAGATTTCCGCAATAACTTTTCCTTGATATTTGCTTAAGTCAGTAAAAATTTCACTTCCAGCAAACACTGAACCACCACCAGAGTTAATTTGAATCGTCACATCTTCGCCAGCAGCCTCATTTAAAAAATCTGAAACCATTTTAGGCGTAATACATTCCATACCGAACCAGTCATAAACTTCTTTGTCACTATTATCTGCGACCACACCATTAAACTTAAGAGTTTTCACTATTTTCTCCTTCCTTTGTATAATTTTTAGTCATAATAATTCGATCGCCATCTTCTATCGGTGATAAACCTGCAGCTTCACGAACTTCATTAATTTTAATCACACCACTTGAACCTACTTTATCAATGGCATCCGCACGATCCAGAATATTAATGGTTTTAAATCCTGTCATTTCCAGAGTTTTTCCAACTTTATATCCCGACTTTCTAATCAAAAGACTGGTAAAGCCTTCTGATAATTTATTACCAAGTGGTATTGCGGCAGCTTCAATCGCTAAATCAAGATTCTCAGAATTATTAGCCGTCTCCCCTAAAACCAAAGCAGGGGGAATCCCAAGCAACCCAGCCACTTCTCCAATAAATACTTTCCGCAAATTTCCGAAATCCGTAATTTGATTTTGAAGTGAAGCTGACTTATTCGCTGATATTTCTTCATAAGAAGATTTAGAGGGACCATCAGCTGGAATAAAAACAACTGGGTCACGTTTCATTTTTTCAAAAAGGGTCGTCGCAAATCGGCGTTGTAATTTTTTTCTTTCATCATCGTCAAGCTTGCTGTTAACTGGAATATCAATTTTTGCTCTTAACTGTCCCACTCGAAGTTGGTTGGTTATCAGTATTCCAAACATTTTGCCATAATCTTTCCATAGACTATCAATATATTTTTGAAGTTCGATATTATCATTCGTTAAATGAAAACAATCCACTCCTTGAGTAAATACTTTCTCAAAATATTTTTGCGTACTTAAACCAGAGTCAGAAAGAACGACATTATTTTCATCAAAGTTAATAAAAACGTTAGAAAAACTATTACCATTAAGCGAGTAATGAGTGATAAAATTATCGGCAACATAAAACCTATCACCGTCTTTTACCACTAGTAGTTCACCGTTCAGTAATTTTTTTACCATAGCTATTTTAAACTCACTAGCCGTTTGATTCGGGTTGGGTTTTACATTCAATGCGTAATCAAAATCTGAAGCTATAATAGAATTTCCATCTTTGAATACAAATTTTCCTTTAGAGATAAGCCGTGCAAGGTAGGTCACACAAGCTTCTAAAGCCACACTCTTTATTCCTAAACTCGCCTCAGCACTAAATAATGCCGAGTATCCAGAAACATCTATACTTCGATTTTTATTTTTTACTGAATTCCAAATCTCTGAAAATAAGCCCAAAGCTTCTCCTTTCTGTCTTTTTATTTAAGTTTACTCAAAAAGTAGAACGAAAAAGTCGCGTTTTTAAAATTTTAATCCTCTATAAACCAATTTAAATTATCATAAAAATCTGTAGAATCGACTTCATTCAATAATTCAGCTTTAAACATTGCGGCTTCAAAAGCCTTGAATCCATCTGTTTTTCGTCTGACATCTTCTTTTTTGATATATTCTACATTCCCGTCTTTTTTTAGATGTCTCAAAACATTATTCGTATACCAGCGCATCATATCGTTGTCCCCGAAATTAATTTTATGATTGGCAAAACCATCTTCAATTACGGCTGATAATTGAGCATCAATCGCTCTAAAGTTGCGAATAACTTCTACACGATAACCTAAAGGGGCTTCAAATTTACCATTCCAAGACACTTCAAAGCCAGCTTTCTCAAATAAGGGTTGGAGAAGTCCTTTCATCTTATAAGCATCTCCGCAAATGGTTTGGAAGTCATAGCCTTCCTCATCTCGCATTCGAACAAACCAATCCACAACATGTTGCGGGTCCATTGACGGTTCATCTAAAACAGTAAGTAATCCTTCATCTTCCCATTGTCTAATTGGCGCAAAGCGGCGCTTACCGTTGATGTTTTCATTGGGTTTTGAGTAGCTATAAATTCTGTCGACAAATTCCTTACGAACAAAGGAATGACATTTGAAAACATAATCTCCATCAATCTTAAACAAAGCCCCAACTGCAATAAAATCACGAGTAGAGGCAAAGTCAAAGCCGCCAACCGCAGGTAGATTTCTTAATTCTGGAAAGTCCCTTTTAGTAGCTTTCAATTCCTCATAAGTCGCCACACTTCGCTCAATATCAGTCACTGGGAAATTCATTCGCTTAGTCATAAATTCATCACGACCGCTAGGATTTAACTCTAAATCTTCATATTCCTCCAATACTGTTTCATAAAGTCCTTGCGCATACTCTGTCATTGGAAGTGAAAACATCGGACTCGATAATTCCCAAAGTGTCGGGTCATCCACTTGTTCCGCTTTATCCAGCTTACAAATAAAAGGGAACATGGCATTCCATTTGGCTTCACCTTTCAAAACTTTAAGTGCCATATCTTTCATCTGGTCAATAAATCCATCACGAACATAACCATCCGTACCAATATAAAACTCCCGTGGATTAGGTCGTTTACCTAGTCCTGAAATATGTACTTTTACATCCTTATTGCTTTCATATTGATGGATTTCATCAAAGATAACCGCACCATCACGGAGTCCATCTTTAGTATTTCCGTTTGACGTTCTGAATTTGAAAAGTGATTTTGTTTGTAAACTCTTTATTTCAGACTTACAAGGTTTCCCAAATAGCTCTTCCAATTCTTCATGGCTTTCAATGGTGTCATAAACTTCATCAAAACTTGTCTTCGCTTGGTCTTCACTATTAGCTACAATTGAAATGTTATATTTAGAAATCCCATGCATCGGAGTGGTTAAGTAACTTCCTATAGCAGATAACAGACCGTTTTTACCATTCCCCCTAGCAATCATAATCAATATTTTTCGATAAACATTTCGATGATTTTCCGAAAAATATAAAAACACAAAACTGATAATAAATTTTTGAAAATCTTCCAGTTTAAAGAAATATTTTTCAGTATAACCAATACAGTTCTCGATTTGTTCAACGTCAAAAAATACCTCGCCTGATTCGAGACGAGGCACTACCTCACGTTTTATATAATCGACGAGTAATTTTCGTTCATCGTTGAATTTAACCATACCCGCATAATAACCATCGATATATTTTTGAACGTAATCAATCACTTCGTAAATTTACTCCAATCTTTTTCTACTCGATTTTTGGGTTTAAGTTCCCGTTTTTTATCAAAAAATTCATCTAATTTAATAAGTGCTGCATTAACCTTCACCTGCTCTGCGATTGCTGGATTAGGTTTTTTTAATATATTTTCACCGACCATTACCTCAATTGTTACCCCATTAAGAGTTATTTCTTGGCTTAACTTCTGAAAATTTTCAGCTAAACTACAGTAACGCATCACTTTTTCAAGTTCAGAGGCAGAATTTTTATCAATCAAAGCATAGAGTTCATCAAAAAGTTTTTCTTGCTCCAAACTTTTCTCAGTTTGGTAATTTTTCTCAATCTTTTTCTCAGAAATTTCATCCATGATAACTGCGTAATAGTTAGCATCTAAAATAATTTCTTGTAACTTAACTCCTAAAATTTGAGCAATATCTAACCATATTTTTTTATTTTTAGGATGGCGTTGTCCCTTGGCATAGTAAGAAAGTTGGCTATTCGTCACTTTCACTCCATAAGTTGATAATTGCTTTTGAAGATCAGAAAATGTCATCCCTTTTTTATCTAAAATCCCCTTAAGATTATTTCCGAACATTTCTCAATCCTTTCTAAAAAATCATTCGCGTTTTTAAACAGTTGAGCACCAACCGGTTAATAGTTTCCGAACTTTTAGGGTTATTTTTTTGAGATAGGGGGGTATATCTATCTTTCCACTTTCTATTTCCGAACATTTAGCATTACCAAACAAAAATATTTTCCCAAACATTATTCAGAACTCAAAACACTCATCATCAAACTTCCTTTCCTTCTGTCTGTTATGTCTTTTATTGTGACAGTCATGACACAAGGTACGAAGGTTGCTTGGTTCTAAGGCTAACTCAGGATAGTACTGTAGTTCTTTAATGTGATCAACCTCTAGTGTCGCAGTCTTAGCTGTTGTTACTCTACCTTCTGCTTTGCACCATTGACATTCATAGTTATCACGCTTAAGTACTTGCTTGCGTACGCTTCTCCAATCACCTGAGTGATAAAACTTAGCTCTAGCTTGTGGTGTACTTACATCTATCATGATTCAATCGTAAAATAAAAACGCGATAAAAAAGTCGCGTTTTATTATTTATTCATGAAACATCTTAAGTAAATGGCCACTATCATATTTTTCTACGAACTGCTTTGTCGCTCTATTATTCCTTGCAATAACTGCGGTTCTGGAGTAATACACATTCATTGTAATCTTAATGATTCCCCAGCCATCGAGATAATAGCGTTTAAATATCTTGCGGTCATCTTCATCCTTGATATGGAGTAAAGCTTCATTGACTAATTGCGATTGTTTAACATTCTTCTTATTCCGAAGTATAATTCTTAAAGTCATACGCACATCATGCCATTGTTCTTTCGTTAATTCTTCATCGGCCATTTAAAATTTCCTCCAAAACATGGTATAATTAAAGAGGAATTTACTTGTATTAAGCCTGTTCCCAGCAGGCTTTTTGTTGTTATTTAATTACTTCGTTTTTATTTTCTCCTAGTTCTATAATCACTGCCTCTTTAAAATTGTTAATATTAATAAATTCATCAGCTTGTTTTTTGTTAAAGAAATATCTTTCTTGAAGTTCTTCCCTTCCATCAAAAAAATTTTTACGTTTAAACATTACTTTAAATTTATATAAAAATTTAAATTCATCTTCAAGAGTATTAATTTTAAAACGAAGCGAAGCTATGTTCATTCCATCATATAATTCTCTACAACGTTCAATCTCACGTTCTAATCGACACAATCGTTTATTTACAAAAAATATAAAAGGCGCCAAAATTATTATAATTGAAATTGATATAATCATTTGGACTGTTGTTATCATAATTACTATCTCCTTTCGGTTGAGTTTAACGAGTTCCCAGCTCTTATTTTTAATGGCGAGTCATAGCACCTAATCAGGTAAAGGATGATTTGATTGAAGGCCTATATCACTACTTCCTTCTTCACCTAAAAATATAGTGTTCTTAAAATGATCTTTCCGTATTTCTTCCCAAGTTTTAGAGGTATAAAATATTTTTTTCCGATTCATTTTATCCCTCACTTCCAAAGCCTTAATAATTGATATTGGCTTTTTCTTGTGCTTAAAACGTGGGATATTAATAGTTTTATATCCTAAAACATAAGAGTCATACTTTCGATTATCTCCTCCATAAACTCCACACATAATCGCTTTTTTTTCGACGCATGGCTTATGCCTCCTTTTATTTTCTATTTATCATGCGTATACAGCACAATTGGTGCTTTCTTATTCCCAATATCACTTTTCCTCAATCGGGCATACGGATGGCCACGATACTTTCTAACCGTAAAATCATCAGTTGTTGTTTTGTAATTTTTTCCTTGATACTTGTACTTAACAGTCAAGTGATCTATATTGTTCCAAACTGGAATAAACGTTGTTGTAGTAGTTTTTCCGGTAGTTGTTACTATAGGAATCAATGCGAAAAAACTTTCATCATCATGATTAGTTGATAAAACTTGAACTTTAACAGATTCTATTTTTCCTTCAGCAATCTTAGAAGACTTTGAACATCCTGTCAAAATAAAGAGAGATAACAAAATAATAATCAAGCTAAATTTTTTCAACTCATCACCTCAATCCATATGCTCATCTAGCCATTTTTCAGTTTCTGTCATTAGGTATCCTCCATTTAATATCAATTAATTCTTTAGTTATGATTGCCATCGCAAACAAAACTGCAGCTTCAAAACCCGAGGTATTTTTTATCATCAATAAAACAGAAAAATAAATTACATTTGCGACTACTTCTTTTATCATCCTCAAACCTCCATTTCTGCTTTTACGGCCTCCATTAAAGCTTCTTGCTGGGTAATTTTACCTTGAACCACTTGTAGCGCTCGCTCATCTTCTGTAGCTTTAGTGACAATATGATGCACAATAACAGCTTCAGTTTGACCTTGTCGATCAAGTCTTGCATTGGCTTGGGCATAATATTCAGCGCTCCAATTCATCCCATACCAAACAATAATATGACCGCCCGCCTGCAAATTCAACCCGTGACCACTACTAGCTGGGTGCGCAATCATAATAGGGATTGCTCCATTGTTCCAGGCGGTGATTTTATCTGTTGAAAGTTCTTGCGCTTGTGGGTACCAAGCCAACAATCTTTCTCTATCAAACTTGAACCAATAGAAAACCAAAATTGGCTGACCGTTAGCTTCTTCAATAATTCTATCCAAGGCTTCTTTTTTTCGCTCATGGATATTTAAAACTTCTTTATCGGTAGTGTACATTGCTCCCTGAGCTAATTGCAACAATTTATTACCAAGACTTGCTGTGTTAGGCGCCATAATTTCTTGGTTGGCAATTTCTAAAATAAAATCACGCTTTAATTGTCGGTACTGCTGTTTTTCCTTGTTTGAAAGCTCAACTTCAATCACATTATCCACTCGTCCGGGTAGATTCAAATAATCTTTTGCTCTCATACTCACCGTATTTTTAGCTATCTTGTCATAAATCATTGCTTCAGCTCCATCTTTCAAAGCCCACTGATAAACAATATGACCATTAGATTGTGCCGGATAAAAGAAAGTTTCTCTAAATCGGGTAACAGATTTCCCAAGACTTTCACCCCTATCTACCGTGTACATTTGAGGCCACAAATCTAAAAGACTGTTAGGCGCTGGTGTCCCTGTTAAACCCACCATTCGTTTTACTTTAGGTCTCACTTTACGCATCGCTTTAAATCGTTTGGTATTCGTAGCCTTGAATCCTGAAAGCTCATCAATAACAACAGTGTCAAAATCCCATTTATGATTTTCAGTGAGCCACACAAAATTTTCTTTATTGATGATGGAGATATCTGCCTCTGCTTCAAGAGCTGCAAGGCGTTGTTTTTTACTCCCGATAATTAAACTTGAACTTAGCCCCTTAAGATGGTCCCATTTCTCAATTTCTTTTGGCCAAGTATCTTTTGCGACCGTTAAGGGTGCAATAATCAGACACTTTCCCAAAAGGTCAAAATCTTTGAGTTCTTTTATTGCTGTTAGTGAGATAAGAGTTTTACCTAATCCCATATCTAAAAGTAAAGCACTTGAATCATGAGAAAGAATAAAATTAACACAATAATCTTGATAGTCATGAAGGATTGCTTTCATCTTCCAAGCCTCAGGTCTTCAATAAATTGGTCCACCTCATCAAATGTGCTAAGAGTCAGTGCATCCACCTCTTGACTTTTAATTTCACTTATCCAGTAAAGCTGTAAAGCTCTTGGAGTTCCCTTTGGGCGTTTCAGTTCCACAAAATGAGCTCTCCCTTTAAAAATAACCACCCTGTCTGGAACTCCTTTAGTTGATGGACTCGTAAGTTTAAAAGTCAAACCTCCTAGTGCTTTAACTTTTTTGATGAGACGTTTCTCAATATCATTTTCTAATTGCATTTCTCCTCCTGTTCCACTTTTCCATTTTTTTGCGAATTACTTTATATATTATATTTACCCCCTATTTTTTATATTTCTTATACTATATATACTTTATTTTATTATTTACTCTATATATAGATAAAATTGGAAAAGTGGAAACACCTCTTCTAAACGCTTGGTATTATTGGACTTTCGACCTTTCCAATTTTAAAATTTTGTTTCCACTTTTCCATTTTTTAAAATGCGAAATTTTTTGAGACTTAATTAATATTAAAAAAGTGGAAACAAAATTGGAAACAAATTGGAAACAATTTTTACTCAAAATCTGTGATGATTGGTCTTAGTTCTTTGACCATCCAACGAGGATTTTTGATATTATTTACTTTTTTCTTAACCCTTTCATAACCTAATTCTTCTAATCTGTCGTAAAATTTGTTACGCCCTAAAGGTTTGTAATTACTAGACATAGAATAGGTTTTATAGGCACTGAAAAGGTCTGCCGCTTCGGTGTAGCTATCTAATACGGTTTCTGTAGCTTCTTTGATAAACATCGCCACTGTATCATTTCCTTCAAGCCAATCTTGCAGTTCTGCTTTCATAGAATCGGTTTCTGTAAAGGCACGCCGCTTTAGTGCTTCTCTAAAATGCCGCATTGCTTTGTTAAAAATCCCCGGTGTTTCTTGCAATATTAGTTCCAAAGGATACTGCTTCATCATCGCTGCCGTTACCTTTGTATCCATTTTTATAATCATCGCTCGTCTAGCTAAACCACCAGAGTGGTCAGTCATTGCTGGCATTGAATTCATTGAGAATGTTAACTTTGCAAAGTTTCTAAACCAAAACTGTTTATCATTTTTGGGGTTGGCATAAATGGGGTCATCTCCAGTTAGTTTTTTCAGAATCGCTCCATCTTTCAAAAACTCTGGTTTTGCATCCGCATCAAAGTTAGCTGTTTTCCCAAAAAGCACTGGCATAGCGTGAGGTTCTTTGACTAAAGCCTCTAAACTTACCGCACTTGTTGCTTCATCTCCAATCATGTCTTGAATGATTTTAATAAGTGTGGACTTCCCTGTGCCTCCTCCACCATATAGAAACATGATTTTTTGAAAGGCATAGCTACCATAAAAGAGAAAACCAATCCATTCATAAATCGTAGCTTTATTTTCCCCTACCACCAAACGCAGATAACCATCAAAAGTTGGGCAATCTGCCTTTGGGTCAAAATCTATGGGATGGCAACTTCTAGCGTAGAGCTTTGAATCAAAGCCGGGAGTATATTTCCCAGTATGAATATCATAAATGCCTTTTTTAAGAACGATTAGATTGACAGGCTTATCCGGCATATCATTTGCGGAATGAGATTCTGTTTTAATGTTTGCCATTGTCTCCCCGAGATGATTTCTTCGTGTATGCTTTCTAAGCTTGACTTTCCCAATATAGCTTTCAATGAATTTCTCACCATTTCGGCGCCAAATGCCATACATCCGTTCATAATAAGAAAACTCTTTATCATTATAAAAAATTGGGATTTCTAAGGTTATTCGTTTAGCCAAAGCATTATAATCAAGAACAGGCTTTCCTGAATCGTTGTAAGTCAGCCAAGCTTCATCATCCTTAGGAAGTTCTTCGCTATCAACGTAATCTTCGAATTCCTTCACAGTTTCACCTAAGGTCATTTTATCCATCTCAGCTTTTACCGCAGGAATTTTAAGCGCAAAGTCAATCATTGCTTTACTACTTGGAAGACTATTGATTTTTGCCCCTTCTTTAGTCTCATCATCCAGTTCAATAAATTTGTGAATTCGAACCATGTCCCAAGCATTCACTAACTGCTCCCCTGCTGGGTCAGTCGAGTGATGACTGTAAGCAAACTTGTCATCGTAAACCACAAGTCCACCACTGGTTGAACCTTCCGCATAAGTATAGCGGTCTGCATGAGTCGTTGAAAGATAAACCTCAGGTATAAATTCCTTGATCGCTTCAGAGATTGTATATTGCCGACAAAAAGCACCAATCAAACCCGGTTTTTCTGTCGGCTCTCCTGCTTTTTTTACTTCTCTGGCAAGCATTTTTTGCGCTTTCGGAAGTTCTGGCCAATAACTAATATCCGTCCAATCTGGATATTCATTAAGGACGTCATCAGGATTTAAAAACTTTGCTTCATTTTCAAGAAAAACATACTCCGCATCTCTTGAATGACTTCCCCAGTACATCAGCCTTTCTGGTTGATAAGTCGTGTCATCGAAATTATCCAATCCTAAATTAGCCGCAATTTTTAGCGCGATAGGTACATATTCCTCTGGAGAAACTTCACGGGCTAACGGAACGATAAGGCGATACCGTGGTTTCTCTGACTTATGACTGTGTGTACTATAAATTAAAGCTGCACAATCATACATCATGAGAAAGTCTTCCCACAACTCCTTGCAAGGATAGTCGGCATCAAGCGTAATCATCGAACGCTTAACCACATGCCCTTTTTTACGTTGCCCGTTCTTTAAATGTCCAGCGACAAAACCTCCAACGTCTTTTACTTCGCCTTTCTGGGCAGTGGTCATTTTGGCATATTCTGCCATCGTTTCTTGCGTGACGGTCGGTTCTTTCAGTCGGTTCTTAAAGTCTAACCAAGAAATCGATTGATTTTTCCACGTCTTAGAATTTCGTTTAGTCGCCGTAGAAATGGCCAATTCTATTGTCATTTTTTGTTGTCCTCCTTTCTTTAATTGCTAAAATAAAATATTAATCCTTCATATAAAAGTCTGACCTAAACCCTGCCGCAGCCAAAGGTAAGCCCTCCGCCCATTCTGGATGAATCGCCATTAATTGGTTTATTTCATCAATATTTGATGCCCCTTTTGGAACATCGAGAATCACTTCATCGTGAACATGAGCCACAATTTTATAGCCCAACTTTTCAAGACGAAGCATTGATTCTCCTAACACATCTCTAGCAGTTGCCTGCACAATGTTTTCCACAAGTTTTCCACCGTAGGTTTCCAGTTTTTGAAAAGCCACACTCGCCATACTTTTACCTTCGTAGCGAATCTTCCCTTCTTCAAGACTGGCTTTGGCATAAGCGATTGACCGACCATTAGGAAGTTCAATCATTAAGAAGTGGTCCCTCATATAAAAGCTTATTCCTGTGCCTCGAAGACTGACTTTCGTTCCAAACTCAAGCGCACGCTTTGCGGCAGCTTCAACTCGTTTCCAAAATCTTACAATATTTGGGTTCGCTTTTCGCCAAGCATTAACCAAACCTTGAAGTTCCTCTTCTTCAATTCCCATCTTAAGAGCGCCCATCGCTTTCAAAGCGCCAGTTCCCCCTTGATAACCAAGGGCAAGGGTAGCTACTTTCCCGCGTTGGCGCATGGCTTTATCTACTTTATCCACTCCCCCTAAATGAAACATTTGGTTGGCAGTGGCTTTGTAAATATCATGACCAGTTCTAAAAGTATCAAGGACCCACTCTTCACCCGCCAGCCATGCAATGACACGAGCTTCAATTGCTGAGAAGTCACTAACAATAAATTCATTGCCTTGGGATGGAATCAAACTCGAGCGAATGAGGCTTTTTAGCACATTAGGAACATCCCCCCAAATCATCTCTAAAGCCTCAATGTCTTTACTTTTTACAAAATCTCTAGCCTCCGCTAATTCATTTGGCTTCAAACTGCCACGGGGTAAATTTTGAACTTGCAGTAATCGTCCAGCCCATCGCCCCGTTCGACTTGCCCCATAAAATTGTAAGATACCATGAATTCTTTCATCTGAACATGTTGCATTGTCTAACATGTCATATTTTTTAATACTGGCATTACTTGTTGCCTGTCTTAATAAAAGGGCATCACGAACAATCTGAGGTGTTTGGTTATCTTCAAGGATTTCAGTGACTTGTTCTTTTCCAAGAGAAACTACTTCTAATCCTTGTTCTGAGAGCCATTTTTTAAGCTGCATCACACTGTTTGGATTATCTAAACCTGTCAGTTCTTGAAGCTTTTCTTTCGCACTAGCAGAAATTTCTTCATCTATTTCAAGGGCGGCATGGACAAGGTCCATATCTACGCCAATCCCTCTATCGTTGATTCGTTGGTCTAGACTCCATAACTTCCATTCACTCTCAGCGATAGGATAAGCCTCTAATTCGTCCGCAATTGATAATTCAGTTCGGACATCTTGCTTAACATAAGATTTGAACAGCTCCCAGTCTTCGGAATCAAAATCTTCACAGAATGTGCCATCTTTTTTTGGAATACAAAACTTGCGAATCAGTCGCTTACCCTCGGTGTCTTTTTGTTGGGGGACTTTTAAATACTTGGCCATTTGCTCTAAACTTGCTGGAAGCCCTAACTCCATCCCCCAAATCATGGTATCTCTCCATTGTTCAGGAGGCATCGCTTCACCTCGTGCTTTAGCAATACAAGTTCTTTCAAAAGCTGCATTAAAGGCGCTTTTTTTCACTTCTGGATTTACCAGAGCCTCAATAATTTCAGCTGGTAGTTCTTCCCCATTGGCAAAATCTACCACTTCAACTTCTCCGTGGTTAACAGAATAAGCGAAGAGCAAAATTTTAAAGTCTTTAGAATCCGCATACTTTCGAACTCCGAACTTAATGGGAATACTTGACCGAGTTTCAATATCAATATTTAGTGTTTTCATCACGCTGTACCTATTTGAAAACCATAATGTGCGGTTTCAATTCCGTCATAATCTTCAATTTCATAACTTGCACCGTCTGGAATTTCAACAATTTTCAGTTTAGCAAATCTTCCGCTAGCTGCTTTCCCTAATTCTTCAACTACTTCTACCAACTCTTTATCATTTCTGGCATTGTAGTTAAAATCTAAATATATTGGGTCATATTTAGTATCTTCTGTCCAATCCTGTGAAAAGCTATCAAGCTCAGGGTCCTTTTGAAAATAAGTAACACTAATTAACAACATTGGATGTTTTAGCTTATCTGGAGAAAATTTACTATAGCACGTAGTCGCACCCTTCCAGTCACTAATATAAGGAAATACTTTGATTCCTTTTTTCTCAAATATTCTCATCATTGCTTCGTGGCTCAAACTAAATCCGCCATAGCATTTATTTAATACAATTTTCATTTTTCTTGCCTTTCCCTAAAATAAAAGGTATAAAATAGTTTCCTCGATTGAGTTGTATTTGGACTATATCTTCTTTTTTACATTTATTCAGCGCTTTTCTAAGCATCAAATTTTCATCCTTTGATAACTCAATAATCACTTCCTCACCAATAAATGTCCCATTTATAAATTTCATTACTAAAATTCTCCAAAAATAATAGGTTAGCGGTGGGTCTCTATGAGCACATACCGCCTGACTTACAGGTCTTTCCAACACCAAGCCCTATTTTAATTGATTACATTAAATCGTCATCTTCTTCATCAAGTTCAAACTCATCAAAGTCTACTTCAGCACTTGCACGGCCACCGAGGTATTCTCCATCTTTGATAATTTGAACATTATTCAAACCAAATGAAATTCCTCTATTTCCTGCGGCATTGTAGCCAAAAGCGTTAATTGATACACGAGCATAAACGCCTGAATAAACACGTTCAGGGTCATCAACAGGTTGTTTGAAGCGGTCAATGATACCTGGTTTTGTTTTACATGAACAGTTCATGAAATAATGTCCTGGAACTTTTGGTTTCCCTTCATCATCAAATTCTTCATCTCCGTCACGCAACGGGAGGTTAAGATTAGCTGGGATTTTACCGTTCCATTTATTTTTACCAGATTCTTTAGCGGCCTCAATGGCATTTTCAATTTTTCCTAAAGTTACCGCATCTTCTTTTGGAATCCAAATTTGTGTGCTATACTTCATGTCTCCTGCCAATGTTTCCGCAGGTTCAAGCAAGTTTACAAAGCTAAGACGAACGATTCCTGTGATTACTTTAGTTGTGTTTGGTGTATTTGTCATAATATTTTTTCTCCTTATAATTTATTTTTTTTATTATTCAAAGTCTTTTATTGCTTGCCCCAAACTAGAAATTTCAGGGCGTTTGTCAGTTTCGACAACAAGTGTTGGCTTCCCTTCTGGTTTGACAATCAAATCATTGAGAAGCTCGCCAAATTTCTTTTTCCCAACCAATTTTTCAAGTTGGGTCAGTGTTTTCAATTCTTGAGGTTTAAAGATGTCTGAGTATCCAGCCTCTGTTAAAATGCCAGCTGCAACCTCTGCATTTGTGATTTTTCGGGTGCTTCGTCCTTCGACCAGTTTCCAGCCTTCAAAGTGCTGCCCTTTATCTCTGGCTTGAATCAAAGCCCATTCTTCAACTTCATCCAGCCACTTCTTAATTTCCTTTGATTGATTAAGAATTTCAGAGATTTGGTCACCTTCAAGCGCATTAGCATCCGCAAAATCATACTTGATAGCGACCTCTAAGTTTTTTTCCGCTCGAGCTTTACAAACCGCTCTTGCCGGACAAAAGCGACAGGCTTTTTCACTTGGGGCAAATTCTCCCTCACCAGCCAGTGCAAGTTGTGCACGAGGTTTAACAAAATTGACGCCCCAGTCAAGTAATTCTTTGATTGATAACTCATAAGTTGAGGTATCATAAAGCCTTGGCTGGTAAATCGTCATTCGGACCTTCTCAAAGTCATAAGCAAGATTAAACTCATGGTAAGCGCCTAATGCATAAAGCATAAGTTGAGGGTTCTCAACCGCAGAAACTGGAACGCCTTTTCCGTACTTTAAATCTATGATATGCAAGATGGAATCCGTCATAATGACGACATCACTTGTTCCATAGCATCCCTCCACCCAGTCAGAGAGATTTACTCGCTGTTCAAGTTCAACTTCTGGTTGTTCATAACTTGCAATAGTTTCATTAACAAAGCCAACATAATCATCGACATATTCTTCAAAACTGACAGAGTAATATTCATTCTCTCGTTTAAATTTCTTTAACTGAGCGCTAAATTTACGTTTAGTGATTTTCCCATTATCAAACTGTAATTTTAACTCTGCCAAGGCATGGGCTGCAGTACCTTCTGCAGTAAATGTTGTGTCTTTTCGCTCTTTTTCGTAAGGCGCTGAAAATACCACACTTGGCGTACAAGTTAACCATCGAGAAGAGGCGGAAGGGGAAAGTCTTGCATGTTCTACTGGACTAACCATTTAAGCCTCCTCAAGTAGGACATCAAGGGCTTTACCAAAGGCTTCATATTTATCTTCTGAAAGTTTCCCAAGTTTTGGAGCTTCAAATTCAGTAAGAAGTACTTTGACTTCGTTTCGTTTGTTTAATTTCAGCACTGCAGACATCTTCTTTCGAAGGTCACTAAGTGTCACATTTGATGCTTCTTCTTTCTTTTCGCTAATAATGTCTGTCGGTGGTGTTCCTTTAGCCTCAATATGTTCTGGCTTTTCATCTAATACTTTTACAACAGGCGATTCACTTGGCCATTCTGTCGCAGACTGAGGAACCGCTCCTTTCAACCAATTAATGGATTCTTGAATTTCTGCATTAGAATTTGCATTAATAATAATTTGAACTCGTGGATAAGTTTTATTTTCCATTTTTCCTACACCTTTTCTAATAATTGATCAATTAATTTTGTCGTGGCACGCATGCGCTCACTATCTTTTTCTGTTTTATTAATCGCAATTAAACGTTCAATTAATTCTTTCCTAATCTCCCGTTTCCATTCGCGCTCTTCTTGGGCTTCTTCCTCAGCCGCAAAATAATGCTCATAATCTAAAGTCCAAAGACTATTCTTTTCGTCGAGAAGAACTTTGTCGCATTTTTCAGACTTGGTATCTCGAAGTGCGATTTTATAAATGTTATTCTCGGTCACCCCATATTGTTTTAAAGCTTGATAAGCTTCTTTTTGATTTTTGGAGGGATTTTCCCTGAAAAATTTTCTTATACGTTCTGCTTGTGTCATTTTTATTCTTCTTTCACTTTTTCTAATATTTCAAGATATTTTTTATGCTTTTTTAAATGGTTTTTTATGACTGGAATAAATGGACTATAAGGGTCACAACATTTTAATTTTTCCAATGATAATTGATTTGTAGTGATATGCGCCTTGATTTCAGCTACTAATTCCTCTTTCTCTCCGGGATAGTAGTAGAAACAGCCGCCACTAGTGAGAGATTTTCGCTGTACAGCTTGACGAATCTTTATATAGCTCTTATCTTTTGTACGAACTTCAATAAGGTCTAGCTTCCCTGTAGCAATTTCAACTCTACAAATTGGTCTAACTTTCCGAGGTCTAGCACAAACCTTTTGATTTAACTCAGCTCTCGACATTCCCACTAAGTTTTCAAGTTTATTATTAAACACATTTCCATCTTTGTGAGTAACAATTTCTGGAGAATACCCTTTAAAGGCTTCAAAAACTAACCTTCGAACCAGTTTTATGAATTTCAAACCTTCGTAATATAAGATAACTACTGAACCAGTTTCACGAGGATAGCAGTATATAAATTTATTTCTATTGTAAGACCAAACCCTCCCATCTTTCGTCACCGCATAGTTAGGATAGTCTGGAATTTGTTTCATTTCCATCTTCCGCTACTTACTTCAATTTTTTGTACTTAGTGACCGCTGAGGTCAAATCAAACCAGTACAGATTTTCCGATTCTTTTTGTAGTGCAAAATTTACGGAATAGTAATCCGTCCCGATGTACTTTTCAAAGTCAATGGCTTTCACCACTGAAAGAGCGGTTGCGCAAAATACGCTGCCTTTTTCACGTCTTGTAAAAGAGTTCCCAAATTGTTTGGTGCTAAATTCTAGTCCGATTAAATCCCCAGTTTTAGCGACTCTAAAATAAGGAGTCTTACCAATATTGATGCAGTAGAAAGCTAAGCTTCCACCTTTACTGATATGAATCGTTGGCGTCAAAATCATACTTCGAGCACCAGCTGTCTTTTTCTTGATTTGAGTAAAATCAAAATTTACATTGCTTTTCATGTTTCCTCCAATTTGATATAATGAAGGTAGAATCTTGCCAAAAAATTCTACCTAGTCCGCATTGCCGTGCGGGCTTTTTATCTTGCCATATAGTGTAAGTAGGCATTTAAAGAAAATAATTTACGTGTGAAATTTCCACGAGTTACCATCCAGAGTTTCTCTTTAGGCACAAAAGTTACTGTTCTGCCATCAGTGGTTTGAAATTGATCGTAATCAAAATCCATTTGTGTTTCCTTTCTGAATTTATTTTTGATTTTCCCCTTGCTATAATATTCTTGAGCGGTTATTTGCGGTAACCGCTTAGTATTATGGAAAGGAGGAATGTGATATGAATTTAGATATAAAACTTCCCTGTGAAAAAGCCTTTGAAGCTTTTACAGATACTATTACCTTTTATAAACGTAAATATGGCGAAGGAAATGTAAAGATAAAAGACGATCTAGGGAATACTATTATTCAAGCTAAAATAGTTAAGCTCTCTAAGACAGGTGACATTTCTGAATTAATAGAATTAACTTGTTTAAATATTCACGAAAAAACTACTATCAGGTTGATTCATTATTCTAAATTAAATATTTCTTTCGAAATTAACGAAGAGTAGTAACAGTAATTCTTCCTGACTCATCTGAGCCCTTTTCATATTCCCAAACTTTTTCAGGCGCACCAAGCACAAATTCATCAATGCTTTCTGCCATTAATAGCCATCCATTATCAAGCAAGCGATTAACTTCATCAACATCGCTTGTTTTTTTGATCTGTTTAATCATAAATTTCTCTTTTCTAGCGGAGCACCGCGTTTAAAACAAAACCTTTTCTATTCAGCCACTCAATAGCTTTTTTTCGATTAAATTTATAACCCGAACTACCTCCAGTACGGTTTTGTGGAAAAATTACCCAACCAGTATCTGGATTTTTTGAAATGTCAATACTAGTTCGAAAAGCAGAATTTTTGATTATTTTCCTCATCAAATTATCTCTTCCCATCCCAGTGTACTCGGACAACCAAATCCATGCTTCTTTTCCTTTTAGAAAACCGTCAGACACTTGAGGGACAACAGCTATTTTCGCTACTTCTTCAGCCACTTTTTTCTGAATATAAGCATCGAGTGGTAGTCCTTCAACTGTAATTTCCATACACTTCCTTTCTTACCGCAATTTAAAATCGTCAATAATTTTCAAGATGACTTGATGTGCTTTGGGTGATTGAAGATGCCCTGATAGAATATCAATCATCACATTTTTAGCAATTCCATATTTGGCTGCTAAACTCATTTTTTCAATTCCTGTTTCTTCAATAAAAGAATTTACAAGTTTTAAGCCATTATCGCTTGTAGGCATGCAACTACTCCTTTCACTAAAATTATTCTGCAAAACGCAGTACGGGAAGTTCAGGAATCGAACCTGTTCGCCAGTCTTCCCTGCTCAAGATAACACTTGAGCGATATCATAACTCCTTGCTATAATATAGGTGTTCAAACTAAAATTTATAGATTGGAGAGTTACAAACAATGTTAAATATCAAATCTGCTAAATTCTTTATTGAAAATATAGAAAATAGCTCAGCAAACCCAGATTCATTTTTTAAAGAACTTTATTTCAAGAGCTTCAGTAAGCCTATCCATTTCATCTCGGAGTCTAGAAATACGATTTCTGATGTCGTCCTCAGAGGCAATTCCAAGTTTTACAATAAAATACCACTTGATTCTAAAGATGAATTTTCTAAGATAGAAAATGATGTAAAAGAAGATAACGAACTGAATAAAACTCTTAAGGAGTTCAGAGAAGATATTTATAAATTGAGTCATAATTTGATTGCTCCTTTTTCTTCTAAAAAGTTTCTTGCAGAATCGATAATGGGCGGAATCATCCAATATGTAATGTTTTCGAACGATGTCCCACCAATAGTTAAACTAATAACAGGCGTAATACTCTCGTATTTCCTATATAATTCAAAATGACTTTCCGCCCCTCTGGGGCTTTTTTATTTACCAAACAACTATCTTACGTCGAGGTGAATACGCCGTGTACCTACAGTTGCAACATCGCTCCGTCTGCCGTACTAGGTGTTGCTATGTTTGTTCGCTTGTTTGGTATATGTTTTTGTATAAGAAAAAGTTAGCATTTATATATTTTTATTTGACAAAAACTATAAGTTCTTGTACAATGAATGTATAGTTAAAACACCTAATAAAAGCTTTATAAAACATTCTTGGCGGAGCGTTTTTAGTGCTTTTTATAGGTCTTTTCGCTAACCTAAAAGGCTAACTTATCTCTACAAAACAATTCTATAACTTCTTATAGAATTTGTCAAGAGAAAACTATAAGTTTTTGTTCTTTTGGTAAATTTATTTTATAGGAAGACCACTATGACAATATTTGAACAGATAAAATCATTAGCTAAAAGTAGAAATATTACCATGAAAGATTTAGCTCTCAAACTAGGCTTTAGCGAAAATTTATTCTATACATGGAAAAAGACAAATCCAAAGGCTGCTGACTTAGAGAAAGTTGCTGACTACTTTCATGTTTCAGTTGACTATCTTCTCGGTCGTGAAGAAAAAGAAGAATTACCAGAACTCACAGTAGACCAAATTCTTGATAGCGTAGAAAACTATTCTGGTGGCGAACTAAATGATTCAGATCGTGAAATCCTTAGAATTATCATTGAAGCAAAAAAAGCCGCAATAGAAAAAGAAAATAAAAAATAAAAGGGTAAACCATGAACTGGAAAGATATTATCAATGAAACAGGCATTGAAGTTATCTGGATAGAAAAAGAATATAGCGAAAATGGATCTTATATTCCTAAATGTTCGCTATATCCTAATGGAGCAATTATTCTTAATCTAAAATTAGATGACCAATGCGTTGAATGTGTAGCCCTTCATGAAATAGGACATCTTGTTTCTGGAAAAGCTTTAATACTTGTGAATGAACGTCTAAAGCATCTCGAGCATTGTCGAAATGAAGCAGAAGCTAATCGCTTCTTACTTCGAAATGTAGCTCCTGAATTTGTGGAAGCTAATGATTTTAACACTGTCTGGGCTTCTCCAGAAAAACTTTGTACTTATCTTGGAATAAGAAATACTTTCGAAAACCTAAAAATTGCTCAAGAAGAAATTGATTATGCAATTTGGGATGCTACTTAACTAAATACTTTTATATTTTGGCGATAACTTTTGACAAAGTTTAAACTATTTTATAAAATTAGCATCATAAAGATGTTGACTTTGTCGTCTTAAGCGCCATGTAATGTGGCGCTTTTTATTTATTTTTTATCGAGGTTAAACTAATGGACTTTTACGAATTTAAAACTTATTTAGAAGAAAACTGTAGAGCAAAACAGATATTCTTTTCAAAAATGACGACTTATCTTCAAAGACAAGTTAACTCTAATGAAAATAAACTTTATCTCAGCAAATCACAAATTGAAAGTGAAGTAAAAAGAGCTTGGACTACCGCGGTACAAAATGTTTACAATACAGTAAAGCCTAAAGTGAAAACTAGAAAGACTGATGATCCAATCGTAAAAAGAGAAAAATGGATTGCTGAAATGTCTGAACTAGAAACTTTGGATAATTTCACCGAAGAACTCGACAACATGGAAATAGATTAATTTGACAACTTTGGAATTTGTGATATAATTTAACTAATATCGAATTATACATAAATACCCAAGTTGTAGTAGCAACTTGGGTATTTTTTTCGCTTATTTTTAAGCGTTGTATTGACTAAAATATTGACAAAAAACTAGGGTATGATATAATGATTTTAACAACATTTTGTTCATTTTCGAACGCAAATACCCTAGTAGCTGGAACTACTAGGGTATTTTTTTATGCTATTAATAGCACTGCGGGACAATCTTGCCTAGATATTTTTCACTAATCTTTGCGATTGTACCAACTTTCAAAGATTGTGATGATTATTCCTGCAATTACAGAAGCAATCACTTGTTCCAACATTTTATCCATTTTCTGTCACCTCCTCTCTAGGCAAGGAGATGCCAAAAAATATTATAGCATAATTTTTAATAACTCAATATTCAAAATTTGACAAACTCAACTAGTGTGATATAATGAACTTAACGAAGATTATTTGAAGCATTGCTTCATCAACTAGACCGAGGACTGGCAAATTTCCTCGGTTTTTTGTTTTTCAAATATAAAAATGCCCCCTCTGGCAAAGGGGGCAAGTAGTGGATTAGTGGCGCTTGTGTCAGTATTTTAACCAATCCTTGACTAATTCAAGGATTACCCCAACCACTATTGGAGCGACAACTGATACGAAGATTATCTGAAGCATCATTTCACCTCCTTTCTAAGGCAGTATTGCATCAGAAAGGTGCGCCCAAAAATATTATAACAGAAACTATCCATATTTAAAAAGAAATGAGGTGACCTAACCAAAATGAATATAGAATCCTATACAAAAAAGAATGGGCAAAAAGCTTATCGTTTTGTAGCATATTTAGGATTTGAAAACGGAAAAAGAAAATATGCACGTCGTAGCGGTTTTAAAACAAAGGGCGAGGCACGTACCGCATATATGCAACTTCAATATGAAAAAGATAATCCACAAGCTAAAAACGAAAAAACCTTCAGTGAAATATACAGAGAATGGTTAATTCTTTATGAAAAGGAAGTTCAAAATAGCACTTATTACAAAACAACTAGAGCTTTTGAAAAACATGTTCTACCAGCTTTTGGTGAAACTCGTTTAAAAGATTTTACTCCCATGATGTTACAACAATATCAAAATGAACTTTCTGAAAAACTAAAATTCGCTCGTAAACTATTCGGCATGATTCGTAAAGTATTTAATTATGCAGTACTTTATGGATATCTTCAAGCAAACCCTGCACTTCCAGTTACTTCTCAAAAAATCAAGCGTGTTCAAGAAGATAAAAAAGACTTCTACAATCCAGATGAACTGAGAGAATTCATGAAATTAGTAGAACAGACAAATAATATCAAAAAACTAGCACTTTTTAGATTACTAGCATTTACTGGTATTCGTAAAGGAGAACTTCTTGCTCTTGAATGGACAGACTATCGCAAAAAAACTTTAGATATAAATAAAGCAGTTTCAAAATCTCCCCTCGGATTAGAAATTTCTGCCACTAAAACAAAAGCAAGCGTTCGCCTTATAAGTTTAGATGAAAAGACTTGCCAAATTCTTAATCAATTACATAAAGCATCCCCAACCAGTAAAAGAATATTTGAATCAGAAAACGGCGGTATTCTTTCACCAGCTAAACCTCGAAAATGGTTACATGAACTTCTTAAAAATAGTGATTTAGAACCAATTAGAATACATGCTTTTAGACATACCCATGCTAGCTTACTATTTGATTCTGGCATGAGCTTAAAACAAGTTCAATACCGTTTAGGACATTCTGATTTAAAAACTACAATGAATGTGTACACACATATTACAGAATTTGCAAAAGACAACATAGGGGACAAATTTTCTAAATATCTCGACTTTTAA